TCGTCTACACGATCTAGCATCTCGAGTCCTACCTTAACAATAGTGTGTGCGTGTCGATCATCATCCAACGGAGCACCGTGTATGTGCATGCTAGCATCACCTACATACTTGAGAACCATGCCGTTGGCATCAATGATAGGAATAGTGATAGCATCCATGTATCCGTTCATATACTTGGCTAGACCTTCAGGACCACCATTGCCTGGTTTGTCAAAATATTCGCCGATAGGTGTAAAACCACGTAGGTCGCTAAACATAACACTTACGTCTTTCTTAATGCCCTTCTTGATTAGATCCGGATTCTCTTGTAACAGTCTAACTACTTCAGGCGAGCAGTAACCAGCAAATTGTTTCTTTATGGCCTGCTTTTGTAAGAACTCGCTTACAAACTTAACGCCGTAAGTATGAAGAGCAACGATAACAAGCCCAGCCGCGAGCGCAGTCGCGTCTGATAGGATGAGCCAATTATTGAAAGCGTAGATAGTACCAGGAACGACGGCACCAACAATAACCACAGTAGCACCAATGCCAACATAAGTCCACCTCGACAAGAAAATTAATAATATGCCGAATGCTAGTAATGCTAGTATTTCAACTCCGTCGGCATAGTCAGGACGTTGAATCACTACTCCGTTGATCATAGTTGCCATTACTGCCGCTTGCACATCTTGTGGCCACACTGCACCTTTGGCTGTAGGCAAAGGATTGGCAATGCCAGCTGCGGTTGGACCCACAATCACGATAGCACCATTAAAGTTTTTGGGCAAGTCTAATAGACTCGCCTGCTGGTTTTCTTGACTCCAATCGATCCACACACGACCTAATGCATCTGTTGTAATAGGACCAAACTTGGGTATACGCATTTTCTCAACACCAAGCTCGTTGAGCTTGACTTGAAATGTTGAGTCGCCAGCGGCCACACGAAGTGCTTCCATAGACATACTGGGATACAGTTTGCCATCAACAGATACAACTAGGGGAAGTCTACGATTAACACCATCTACTTCTGGTAGTGTGCTAACAATACCAATACCTGCTGCTGCGTTTTCTAGCTGCGGTACATTAGCAATTAATCCAGGATACTGTATAATTTGACCTAAGTGCTCTGGACCTAACACTGCTGAGCCAGGATTGCGAGGAGAGTTCTTGGTTTTTTGCGATGGCACGCTGCCCATTACAACTGGATATTGTTTTAGGGCATTTGCGAGAACAGCATCGCCACCAGTGCGATCAGGCTCAGCCATGATAACATTGAGCACAACAAGGCCAGCACCACGATCATACAAATCTTTAATAATTTTTGCATACTCTGCCCTGGGTAGTGGCCATTGGCCATATTTGTCTAAGGCTGCTTCATCTATGTTTACTGTATAGATGTTGTTGGCAGTTGGAGCTTTTTGTGTAATTAGTGTGTCAAAGTAGCGTAGTCTTACACTTTCTACAAAGACAGGATCGGCGATTCTTATACTTACAATAAGTGCCAATGTTAATAGGGCAGTCCAAGGACTTAGGAGGATTTTTTTCAGCATGAAATATTTATGCTGTTTATTGTCCCTGTGTCACAGTAATTTTAGCACATCCGCCGGCAGTGGTACAGTTATGCGTGATTGAATAGTAGTTTTGAGTACTGCCACTTTGTGTTAAGCTCAGATCAGTAGGCGTGCCGCTTAGATTAACTTTGGCCATATGGCCTGCACTACCTTGTTGTAGTATATCTACATTTTTATTACCGCCGCTCAGTGTGACTTCAGCATAGTGACTACCACTGTCTTTTTGTTGCACTAGTAAACTGTTGTTATTGCTACCGACATCGGCAAATATTCCTTTGCTGCCACCAGTACTGGTCTGTTGTAGATCTACTGAGTTAAAATTGCCCACAACTCTCAAGTCAACATAGTTTACCTGTGTCGTGGCATTACCAGTTTGTGTGATGTTAACATCGTTGCTTAGGCCGTTGCCATAGTAATTAACATAATTATTTCGTGTACCAGATTGATTGACGATAACTTCATTCTGTGTTCCAAGTTGTTCAATATTAACTTTACTATCGGCAGTTGTTCTGTTAGTAAATGTTAAAACTTTGGCTGTATTTGTTGTATTTGCATTGAAAGATGCTGCTGATCCTCCACAGCATAATGTGTTGTTAGCTGCGGTCACTGGATCAACAATTGTATTACTAGATGCTGTTGATGTTGTTGTGCTGTTGGCATCATAGTAATAGGTAATCTCCGCAATCTGCATACTGTCGCAATTCAGCCCGCACCCATCACCTGCTTTGGTAGTTGGAAACAGCATAAAGTAATATGTGTAAGCAGTGGTATTACCTGTGCTAATCACTGAGCTAGTAGTAAAACGATTTTCACTTAATGTGATAGAATCTTGCTTAATCAATGTCCAAGTCGAACCATCATTACTGCCGTATAGTTTATAACTTGTAGGATCACGTCCACTAAAATCGTTGGCTGTGGTAACTGTAAATCCTGTCACTATTCTACCGGAATTTAACTGAACAGTAACACCTGCATTCTTCTTATCAAAGTTTAGATATTTTGTATTTGGATTATTATCAAATGCATTATTAGGACCTTCACCGCCGGGACTATTATTACTAGTTGGTATTGCTCTAGTAATATTAACTGTGGCACTGTTCATGTAGATTGCTGTAGGCGCAGGTGGAGGAGGACCTGCCGGTGCGGCAGTTTGCCCAGCAGCCAATGGAGTTGTTGATCCGTTAGCAGCGTATGAGTTAACCTGCGCCACTGTGGGATTCACTGTGCCAGTCCATGACAATCCGCTAGTATTGGCAAATCCTTGTGTCATACTAAACAACTGGCCAGTATTGTTATCGTTACCTACAAAGAAGAAATAGTCTGTGCCCATATTAATAATACGTCCAGTTCCCATCACTGCTTTCTGTGTGCCTCCTGAACTAAATTGCACAGCGTTCCAGGGGTTAGTTGAATTACCAGTAGCAGCAAATGCCACATAATCACCAGTCGCCCATGCTAATTGTCCACTAGTCCAAGGGATCTTGTATGCTGTTCCTGGTTGCTTACTATAAATTTGACAAGTTGCTGTATACATACAGGCGCTGACGTTCCATTGACTGTCAGCAATTTGAAAGCGGCCAAATTTTAAATCAACAAGACCTGTTGCTTGACTATGTGCGCTCAGACAAAATGCCGTTAGAAAAGAAAATATTAATAAGAAACGCTTCATGGTCTTCTCAATACTCCGGTCTTCTGAATAATGTTTACAACATTGCCGCCTGGATCTCCGCTACCGATTATATTAAACGCATATTGATCGTTGTGACTGATTGATACAAAAGTATTCGAATCGTATCCGGATGTTTTTACTTCAGCGTAGTGATCTACATTACTTCTGTAGGCTGTGCCTTTACCTTTACTTTGTATATCAGATGAATCATTCTTTTCCCACGCCACACATACTGATGTGCTAGCATTACAACCAATCTTTCCAGCTGCTTCCATCATGGCAAGTATCCGAGCACTTTCAATAGCTTCGTTTGTTTCTCTAACTCTCATGGCAATTCGACGTTGTGCTTCTACTTCAATATCTTCAAATTCTCGATCTTGTTTTGATCTTGCTTGTTGTTTTATTGCGAGCATAACTTCTTGAGGCTTAACAAGAATTAAATTGTTACCTATATTGCCTTCGATAGTATTAACAACAACCGGGGCAGTTGGCATCATTGAAGCACTAGTGACATAGGTAGCTTCAAACGCTTTGTCTAGAGTCACTGATCCGATGCCTGTACTTACTGTGATACTGCCTACTTTACAACGTTGTTCGTCTAATTCAAATTGTTTAACATCTTTTTCGTCTTTACAACTAGGAACCAGCATGACAAGACTTTGCCCAGTTTCGTCCACAGTCATAGTGAAGTCAGTGCCACGCACTGCCACCGTGGCTGTTGGGGTTTTAATGTTTACCTGTTGCGGATTATTTTTAGCAATTTGTCCACTAGCGTATCGGACAGTGCCCATACCAACTTTGAGCGCGAGCTTGCCTGCATCTGATTTCTTAGGATCGAAAACAAAATCGTCGATAAGCAATCTGCTGTTTTCTGTAACCTTGACTTTGGTATCATCTTTGAATGTTATATTACTTACACAGGCACCGGTTGTGTAGGTGTCCATGCTTTCAATGTCAGCCCCCTTGACTCCTGAAAGTTTTTTCTTGTTGCGTTCAACTTCACAGGCTGTGCCTTTGTTTTCTGAAACCGTGCCAATGCCAGCCCAGGAAGGGCTGGCCACTGTTAGCAATAGGGCTAACAATATGACACGCATAATTACCTCGCAATCGCTGTGGCTGGTGATACAATGTTCGAACTACTTGTACGAACTGTGATAGTGTTGTTGCTACCCTGTGTTTGTATATTAACTGTGGTATCGTTGGTACCTTGTTGCTGAGTGGTAATACTGTTATAGTCACCAACGGTATTCATGGCAAGAATATGTCCGTTAGCACCGGCTGCATCCATTTGCTGAATGTTGAATACGTTGGCATTACCGTTAACAATATTAGATACTTGACCTCTGCTACTTAACAAACTGCTAGTAACTTGGTTGTTGTCACCATCTAACACTGTGTTAGTTGTGATATTGCTACCGACTAGCTCTTGTAGAATCATGTTGTTATTACCGATAATTTGTTCTGTAATAACGTTTTGACTGTTAGTAGCATTATTGGGATTGCCAACAGTCAGTCTAGTTTGATTACCATTACCTAACATGTTGGTAGTATAACTATTATTGCTACCGCGAATGTTATACTGGCTGCTATTAGCATTGCCGGTTTGTGTGATGTTAACCGTATTTGTGCTGCCTGTAATAGTTCCGTAGTTTGTTGCGCTAGGAGCATCTGGTGTCAGTGTGGTAATACCTGTTCCAGATACTGCGGTTGCTACTGTTGTAGTAACACCGCCAACATTGTTTGTCCCGCCAACCTGTTCGATAGTGATAGTATTGCTACTACCAACTTGTTCGATATAGACTTTGTTAGGGCCTGTTGCTGTCTGAGCACCACTTATGGTGGCAAAGCTCAAAAGCATCACTGTGAGTAATTTTCTCGACAACTCACTACCGCCTGTCATTGTTTGTTTCATTTTTTTTCTAATGTCAGTTTATTTTTTGCTGACAAGTTCCTTGGACCTGTGTCCGTTGATAATATTTACTTGCTCCTATTACAATATTATACTCCGCTGTTAAAATTTCAACATGTTAAAATTCCAACATGTTAAAATTCCAACACCATTAAGGTTTGTCAACCAGTACATCCTGCTTAACAAATCCTGATCTCTTTTCTGAATCGCTTACTTTGTGCCAGCCTTCTGGTCCCGGAGCAATAATGGTTAATTCAGTGCCTTTCTTTAACAGCCAGGTGCGCTGACTTTTTTCATTTGCTTCTTTATAAACATATGAATCTTCTTTTAAATATCTAGCACCAAATAAATCTACTGTGGGCTTTATGCCAGTTTGCATCGCTGTTACTTTTAAATCAGCTGTAGGTTCTTCTTTCTTTACTTCTTGGGAGGTACTGGATACGGTTTCGGTTTTGGTTTCGGATTTGGTCTGTGGTTGAACCAACTCATCTTTCTTCTCCTCTACTGCTGGTGCAGGTGCAACTATTGGTGCGGGTATCGTTGGAATAACAGCAACCGGAGCACTTACTTTATTGCTTTTAAATGCCCAGTGACCTTTGCGGGCACCTTCGTTGATAGTTTGAATTACTGCTGCCTGTACAGCTACGTCGATTGCCTTGTTGATGCTTTCATTTATACTGCCGCCGACTTCACCCTCTAACGCATTTGCGTTAGCACCTAAAGTTGTGCCGTCTCCAACAAATCGCAATAATGTTACTTTGTCCATATAACTCAAGACTGTTTTGGTCACAGTCACTGTTGTTAAAATTTCGCCTGTAGACACGCTCACGGTTCTTAATGTCACTGTCACAGTGTCTGATTGATATTGTGTGCTTGCACCAATACCAAACAGTCTCACTCCACTGCCGCCTGTTAGGGTATTTGAATCATAGCCAACAATACCACCTTCCATGATAATTCCAGCAAACATCATTGGAGGCAACAGCTTGGCATCACGTCCTTGATATTGTTCACGCATTTGACGAATCATTTGACGTTCTTTAATCAAGTTCTCTAGACCGACACGTTCTAACACTGTGAACCAGCGTTGATCACCTACATCCTGCAGGGCCTTGATTAGATAGTTTTCAGCACCTTGCGTAACTGCTGAACTTAATGACGCAATCAGTGGCTGGCTTTTACGCTGCCCTGTTAGATCTCTAAATCCATACACTGCCACTGTTAACGGACCGCCTTCTGGTGGTTGTAATTTATTAGCGTCTTTCTTTAGAAATTTACTAGACTCGACTTTTGGTTCGTCAAACTGATTTCCAGTTATTTTTTCTCTGATAGCTGAACTCGATGCGCAGCCAGTTAATACTGCAACAACTGCCAAGGATAATAATGTCTTTTTCATCGATTATCCCCCAAATCCAAATGTGCCGCTAGGCACGATCATTTCTGTAAATTGTCTTGGATCTAGTACATTTTCAATTCTAACAACAATATTAGTGCCTACTACTTTCCAAGTAATGAAATTACCTGCCACTTCCATCTCGCCACAGTTACCTGAATTGTTAGCAGTGCAAACTGGAACACCATTAACACCAAACAAACTGTCTGTAATTTGTTTGGCTAGTTGTGAATAGATACGACTTTCTAAATTTGCTTTAAATTTAGCCTGCGGAGTGTTTAGTGCATCAGATTCTGCTTTTGCTTTTAGAGCATCGGCAGCAGCCTTATTTTTATCCCTAGCTTGTGTTTCTAATTGGTGTATAGTTAAGACGTGAGAACTAAAACCAATACCACTAAAGGATGGGCTGTTAAAATTATGTTGTAATTCTGCACTGTTAGCTGCTGTTGCAATTGTAGCCATCAATGCGGTGGCTATTATAAACTTAACCATCGATTCGCTCCCGGTAGTTACTGTTAGTATTTACGTAGGGACGATCTAAAGTTAACTGATTAGTTTAATCTAGATTAAAAGGATAGTTTATTACGGTACCTTGACCTGCATACCATTCTGAGCACCGCCATCGATCCCTAATTTTTGTATGATCATAGTTTGTGCAAATTGGTCGGCAGTTTCAATGTATATGATATTTCCGGAACCGGTGTTGATGAATAATATTCCTTTAAATTCATCATGTGTTTTATAATAATCAAATGCGTATTTTTTTAATGCTGTGTAAAAAGAATCAAATATAACCGATCCTTGATTGTTCACTGCCGGGGCAGTTAATTGATTAAGTTCTGCAGGAGTTGCATCAAGATAGATAGAATTTATAACACCGCTAAGAGATGTTCTAATAAATTTTACCACACTGGCTGGCTTGGCACCTGCATTAATCAATGTTGGCCCGAAGTTATTCCAGAAATCTGATGTTTTTCCCACATTAACAGTAGCAGGCGCAGTAATTGGGGCTTTTAATCCCAACTTACTAGGAAGGCTTGCGGCTGCTGTTTTTAGTGCCGACAGAGTTGAAGTGCTGTTACCGTAGCCTCGAACACCTTTAATTCTTCCGCCGTTGCCTTTTACTTCAATTAATTTACCAGCAATTACTAAATCGCCAGCGTCTTTGCTTAACATGATTTTTGGGCTACAGATAGCCAAAAACATTTCTCCTGGGCCTTTTTGTGTTTTTGTCTTACCTGTTTTAAACAGTCCTTGAATAGCTATTAACTCGGGAGCGACTTGTTTATAAACATTGGGATAGTTAGTAACAACCAATGATTCAAGATTTTGCCATACTCCGGGTGATAGTAGTTTTTTAAGATTAATAATGCCTTTTGTTGCTAATTCTACAGCGAAGCCTTCTTTTTCTTCATATGGTGCCTTGGCATCAATAATAGCTCTAGAAATAACAGTATGCACTTGACGAAGATCTTCGTCTTTCTGTAGAATCGAATCTACGCCACCGCCGATATCAATCTTTCTTACATAAGAATAAATTTGATGCAATTCATCGATATCTGTGACCTGATCAATTTTACTAACAATTGCCTGCTTTACATTAGTCAATTGGCTAGAATTTGCAGGAGTTTCTCCTGGGGTTTGCGATATTTTTTCTGATAAAAATTCAAAGGATCTCATACAGTTATTTATCGGATTTCAGGGAACAGGCATTCTTGGATAAAATGCTGAACATCGTCCTCTGATAGTCCTAAACTAACCATTACACGCGGTGTATGCGGGTTACACTTCTGATTTTGTGCATAGTAGTTCTGTGCTTCTGTAGTATCTGCCGCTGTATTGTTTGTTTCAGCAACTGTGCTTAGATAGTGTTCTATTGTAGTTTTTGCTAGATCTGTGATCTGTTGTAATTCTTCTTCATCGCTGACATTACCAGCAGCAACCATGCTACCACTGAATATGTTTGTAGCCCACTCGGGCAGGGCACGTTGTTTACGCCATTCTAATTTGGCCACTTCATCATGAAACCATTGCATCATAGGATGGTCAGCATCACCCGCTTTGGAGTAATCATGGAAACAACCTGTGATTTTGTTTTTGCCAGCAATTACATCGAAGCCGTAGATCGGTGCTGGATTATGCGTATGCGGGAAGATGCAACAATGCATCATCCAAAGTCCCTTGCTTTCTCTAGCGTCTACTACATCAACGTGAGCACGACGATACCGATCACTAGTCCACACACGATTAACCCAGCCAGGTTGATTAAATCTTTCCATCCCAGGCTCATTAACCTCTTGACCCGTGCGGCTGAAGTTATCTTCCAATAGATGTTGGATCTCAATTAGTGTATCCCATACCTTACTCTCCACGATACAAATCTCGCATCATTTTAATAGCATATTCAAATGCTACACGAGCTTCGTCTCCAAGGTCGTCTGTTAGTGTTTGACGGATGGCCATTTTCATCGCATCGCCATTATCAAAGTCGTAGAACTTGCCACTGCTAATATGTGCTACTTGTTTCTTAATGATTTGACCACCGAATAGGTCACCCATATGACGGCAGTATAAATGCGCCTTAACCAAATGTTTACGTTCCGGATCATTGCCTAGTTTGTGTAAGTATGTCTGATACTCAAGTGTAGCAGGAGTTAGATAACAGTAACTACCGTCGTCTAATTCTAGAAAGTCTGCAAGAATACCCTTGAGACGAGGAAGGTCTGGCATTGTGACCAGGAACCCCTGACGCTGACAATACCATTCAATAGGATCGTATATGGCCAAAAGATTATAGAGATAATTTCTGTAGTCTTGTTTTTCAATCTTGCCACTCAGCAACATCTTGGCAAACACAGTGGTTTCTGCTTCGTGATGCAGATCTTTGGTAATCTCTCTTAGACTCATTCTGGATCCACTAACACACGCAAAGGTGATCCATTCTGACGGGCCACTGCTGTGGCTTCCATGCCTTTTTGTTCGGCGATTTCAAAACTGTAGACACCTGCAACTCCGCTACCTGTTTCATGTATTTCTAATGTAACTTCTTTGGCAGAAGATTCGGTGTGCTTAAATATTCCTGTAAGCAGTTCTATAACCAATTCCATTGGGGTGGAATCGTCATTAAGCAGCACCACTTTCCACAAGCTGGGTGGCTGAAGTGCTACAACTACTGATTCTTCTACTGCGGTATCTGTTGACATATCGTTCCTGTGTTCTGTATTTAATAAGGGAGGGTGGCCTCCCTTATAGTATACTATTTAATATCGACAATGTCAATAACTTTTGGCTTTGCAGACTCGGGAACGTTTCTCACTAATTTAATAGTAAGCATGCCATTCTTTGTTTCTGCACCAACTACTTCAATGTGTTCTGCCAATGGAAATTCTTTGGCAAAATCACGAGTAGCAAGACCTCTGTGTAGATATACAATTTCCGGATTCTCATGGCGAATAGATTCTGTTCCTTCGCCCGCAACTGTAAGAACATTAGATTCCACAGTAACAGAAATTTCCGATTTCTCAAATCCTGTCACAGCAATTTGAATCTCATACTGATTCTCACCAGTCTTGAGAATATTGTGTGGCGGATAGTTGTTGGTTACACTATTAGCGTAACGACGTTCCATTTGGTCAAACATGGTGTCGAACCCGACCAGTGCTCTGCTTAGAGCATCTAATTTTGTTAATTGATTGTTCATAATAGTCTCCTTTTAAAGTAAGAACAATTGAGGCCTCGAAAGTACCTCGTTTATGATTAGTCTGCCTTCTTCTCTGTGAAGCTGGCGTCGACTACATCATCTGGGCTAGGCTGGGTAGGCTGTGCTTGTGCCGCCTGTTCCTTGGCCTGCTTTTTCTCTAACAATGTTTTCATTGCCGGGAAAACCTTGTTAAGCTCTTCGGTGATCTTTTCAGCATCGTCACCTTTAGCTGCTGTTTCAACTGCGGTAATCACTGTTTCAATTTCTGTGACTTCTGCTTCTGTAAGCTCTGCACGGAATTCCTCAAGATCTTTTTTGACTTCGTGCACCTGTGCTTCTGCTGAATTTCTTGTATCGATCAGCGTACGAGCTTTCTTGTCTGCTTCTGCATTCAACTCTGCGTCTTTGATCATGGCTTGAATTTCAGCTTCTGATAGTCCACTGTTAGATTTAATAGTGATCTTGTTTTCTTTGCCTGTGGCCTTGTCTTTGGCTGAGATATGCATGATACCGTTGGCGTCAATGTCAAAGGTAACTTCAACTTGTGGCTGTCCTCTACGTGCAGGAGCAATACCGTCTAGTTTAAATTCACCTAACAACTTGTTATATTGTACAAGCTCACGTTCGCCTTGGAACACCTTGATATCCACTGCTGGTTGATTATCTTCTGCTGTTGAGAATGTCTGCTGTCCTTTAGTCGGAATAGTAGTATTCTTTTGGATGATCTTGGTCATTACACCGCCCATGGTCTCAATGCCCAGGCTCAATGGTGTGACATCTAACAACAGCACGTCATTGCGATCGCCACCTAGCACAGCACCCTGGATAGCAGCACCAACGGCAACTGCTTCATCTGGATTAACGTCTTTGCGTGGTGCTTTGCCAAACAGTTTCTCAACTTCTTCTTGTACCTTAGGCATGCGTGTCTGGCCACCTACTAAGATGACTTCGTCGATGTCTGAGGCACTCACGCCTGCATCCTTGAGAGCAATACGGCATGGCTCTAATGAACGTGTGATTAGTTCGTCAACCAGTTGTTCTAGTTTACTACGTGTGATCTTAACATTCATGTGTTTAGGACCGGTAGCATCTGCTGTGATGTAAGGAAGGTTGACATCTGTCTGAGCCGAACTTGACAATTCAATCTTGGCTTTTTCAGCAGCGTCTTTCAAACGTTGTAGGGCCAACATGTCTTTGCTTAGATCCACACCTGCTTCTTTCTTGAACTCATCCACCAGATAGTCCATGATGCGTTGGTCAAAGTCTTCACCACCTAAGAATGTATCTCCGTTGGTGCTTAATACTTCAATCTGCTTGTCCCCGTCTACATTCGCGATTTCGATGATCGACACATCGAAAGTACCGCCACCAAGGTCGTAAACAGCAATTTTCCTATCAGCTTTGTCATCTTTATCAACACCATAAGCAAGAGCTGCCGCAGTAGGCTCATTGATAATACGAAGTACCTCCAAGCCTGCGATCTTTCCAGCATCTTTAGTGGCCTGTCTTTGGCTGTCGTTAAAATACGCTGGAACTGTGATAACTGCTTGAGTAACTGTTGTACCAAGATAATCCTCCGCTGTCTGTTTCATTTTACGCAGAACTTCTGCTGAAATCTGTGGAGGTGCTAGTTCTTTGTCTTGTGCCCTAACCCATGCATCGCCATTACTATTTTCATAGATTTCGTAGGGCATGAGGTCGAGGTCTTTTTGCACAGCCTGTTCTTTGAACTTGCGACCGATCAGTCGTTTGCTGGCATAAATTGTGTTCTTGGGATTTGTTACTGCCTGACGCTTGGCTGAAGCGCCAACAATGATTTCGTCTTGTGTATAGGCTACGATTGAGGGCGTAGTTCTAGCACCTTCTGAATTTTCAATAACTTTGGATTTTCCATTCTCGATAACAGCCACGCATGAGTTGGTGGTGCCGAGGTCAATACCGATGATCTTAGACATGTTCTATCTCCTTTAAAGTAAGATCTATTTGAGCACTATGCTCTATGAACTGCCCTTGACGGTGCAATTCACAATTTTATTTATATCAGATATTCTCTAGATTCTGAATATTTGACCACTTTTTTAATTTTTCACGTTTAGCTTCAGCTGCACGATCAATATTTGTCCAGCTCACAATATCCATGCTGTGCAAGATATCGATCATGGTTATCATGTCGCCCAGCTCTTCTTCTAGGTGTGCCCTATTGGTTTTAGGTTTGCCCGGCTTGTAATTATCAAGCCCGAAGCGGCTGATTTTACTTACCGCTTGTATAACTTCAGCACATTCTTCTTGGAGAATGTCCATTACTTCTTTGGTTTGACTGTCCATATATTACCTTTGATTTGCAAATGGTGCGATATAGTTACCGTCGCTCATTGTGCTGGTCCGCAGAGCTTTGTAGACATTTTGCACACCCACTGCTTGATTCCACGCATCTTCGAGAGCATGATGTTTTAGCACTGGAGGACGGTTGGGATTAATGCCTACATCAAAAATTGTACGGGTGTCACGAACTTCCCAGAAGCTCCACGGAATAGCTTTGCCGATTTTACGGAAATACCATTCTAGGATCGTAACGTCAAATCCTGCACCGTGACTCCATACTCGTTTTCCGCCCCAACAAAACTTATACAGTTGTGTCATTGCTTCTTCAATAGATACTCTGTTTGCAGGATCAAATGCTTCGTTCTGAGCTTCCTGGCTTTGGTTGGCCCACCAATCTAAGGTAGCCTGTGATACCGTAGCACCAATCCGATCACAGCTATCAACATCAACACGGACATAAAATTTCTCACATTTCTTTTCGTTTACATCGTCACCAAATGGATCAAATTTAACTGCTCCAATGGTAAGGATTGTGGCGGAGGGAAGGACGTCAAGCGTCTCCAAGTCTATCATAATATCTGTGTTCATACAGTTATTATACTACCTTTCTGACCAATGGTCAATGATTAAAACAGTTTAGGGGGAAGTTGTTGATCGCGGAGTTTTTTACGCCAACGTGCTTTGGCAGCACCTTTTTTGCGTTTGCGTTCAGTGGTAGGTTTTTCGTAGAATTCTTTGGCACGTAGAGTGTCCAGTGTGCCAGCTTCTTCGATTTTCTTTTTAAATCGACGCAGAGCCTGATTGATGTTTTCGTTTTCTTTGACTACAACACCAGTGCCTTTTGATTTACTAAATCTATTCATGATGATTTGAGACTTTCTCCAATAAAGTTAAAATTTCTTCAACACTGTATATAGCACGATCGTTGACCATATGTAAATCTTTTAGATTGCCAAAATAGTAAGATCGTGGTTGAGCCGCTACCCAACCTATGATTAATTCGATAGCACCATTATTTTCAGGAGAAGCGTTGAATATAATCAAATCACCTTTGACAATTTTGTCCATTAACCATGCAATAGGGTCTCCCATTTTCCAAACATAGTTTATGATGGTATGGGGCAGCGTGGCCTGCATCAATGCGTTGGAAACGATAGCACTGTGTTCTTCTGTGAGTTCTACATGAACAATTCGAATACCTTGTAACAAGGTATCGTCAGGCGAAGTAACAACTAGAATACGGTCACTCATTTTTTGGCGTCTTGAATTCGTTGCCAAATGGTACGTTCACTCTGTTCAGCATTCTGTTGATAGTTTTCTTTGATACGTTTGATCTGGTTGCCCTGTTCATCATGTTCCATCCACGACACATCAGAAACACCACGTTCTTCAGCCCACTCTTTGGCCTTTGCTGCTTCTTCTATGTCGGGATTTTCATCGGCCCATTTCTTGGCTTCTACAGCAGCTTCATCCACAAAGTCTGCCTGAGGTTTGAGATAATTTTCCCAAGGCAACTGATCTATGATGCCTTTTGCCAACAACTGTCTTTGAAACTTAAGACTAGAATCCGGATGATCATGTTTCCACGCTGTCATAGCCGCAGCTTCCGATGTGGTTGCCGCTTCTAATATTTCTGAGTCTTTGATCTCACGTTCTTGTTCTACAGCTTTCTCAGCTTCTGCAATCATTTTGTTCCATTGCTCAAGCGGTATGTCTTCTACCGTTTCTGCTGGCTTTTCCTCTGTTGCTGTTATATCACCTCCTAGTGCAGTCAACGGTGTTTCGCCTGGAACTTTTTCTGTGTGTGTTTGTGCTGGTGGAAACGGCCAAAATGCGCTCGGTGTTCCGTAAAACGAGATTGTTTCTTCTTTGGGTTCTATCTCTGGTTCTTCAGTTACGACTTCTGTTTTAACAATCTCCGGAGTTTCTTCTTCTTGTTTTCGGAACCATTGGAAACTGTATTGGCTTGCTAGCAGTAAAATAACAGCCAACGGATCAAATACAATAACAATAATAATAATTACCCATGTTACTGCTTTTTCTAATACGTTAGCATCTGGATTATCACCGTAGATAAAATTGGCAATATATTTTATTGGTCCAACTTCTGCTTCTACTTTGCGGACCTCAGCGGCAATCGGTGCCCTCTCTTCAGATAGTTGACTAATAATTTTCTGTTCGGCTGCAATCTCAGTTTGGAGACGAGCACGTTCTTTTTGTTGGCCTCTTCGAATCGCAACTGCTTTGTCGGCACCTTTTTCGTCACTGCTTCGACCCATGACTTGGTCCACAGCCTCATCCATCTGTTTAAGCGCCTTACGGTTCGCATCTATATTATCCTTGGCAGTTTTAATCTTTTCGTCGTAGACGGCTATTCTACTCTGCACATCACCTGATACAAGACTTTGATCACTGTGTGCTTTAGACAAGAAGCCAAAAATACCCATACTAGTGATTAACATCAATATGGCAATGGCTGCTAGCAGATAGGCTCGAATAAAATACGGTGCTCTAGTCCAATTTTGTTTGAGCCATACAGTGCCAGCCAGTTTGCTGACTTCCAAGGCCACTCCCATCACGATGATGGGAATAACTGCCGCAGAGAATATGGCCACAAGTCCAGCCACGCTGTAATAGATGGCCACTGCAGATACCGTTAATCCGCTGATTAAGGTTGACCATGCAATGAATTTGTCGCTTGTATGTATTCTCATGAACTAATATTTAGCTGGACCAGTGCCACCTATTATCTACTTCGTTAAAGCAGGCAGTGGTTTGTAGATCTTTCTGCATGTTATGTGCAATAACACTCACGTGCAGGCGTTTGCATAATGCGCCATTTCTAGGAAACTGCCATGCCACTCTAACTGTGCCGCTGGCGTTGTTCTTATACCATCTGGAGAATTGACCAGGTTGAACTTCCTCCAGAGCCAATATCAGCGAACTATAATAGGCATCTTTCTGATCAGCATCAAGACCTTTGAACCAACCAAAACTGATATTGAGAATTTGTTCCAGCAAAGGTCCGTTGGTCTCTGGATAGAACTTGGGATTTTCTATGTTAATTGTCTGTGCGTTAGTGGACGTATTCATAACCAACAACAGCGCCGTTGTGGTCAAGAATCTGACAGCTTTTGATTTGTAGGTTAACAAGTTTATCTCCAGATTGAACAGTTCTATTTGCGATACCACAATGACCAGCCATGCCCATTCTCACAGCAGTGAGCCGTTTGAATTGATCGTCGGTGCATTCAACCAAAGTTTCGCTGTTTACACGTTCACCATTCTGAGTCTTGATGGTTTGGCTGGTATGGCAGTATTGAGGTTTCTGTGCCTGCACCTTGGGAGCTGAGCCGCATCCGGTCAACGCCAAGACACAAGCCAACAGAAATGTGGGCATCACCGCGATAGCAAGAGCTCGCATTATTGTGCCCTTGCTTGCTTGGCTTCGGCGATCAACTGCTCGAATACGTCTTTCTTCATTTCAAGACGAGCATAAGTGTAATGACGTCCGTTCATGGTAAAATGACCTTTTTCGGTTTTTACATGTTTGCGGATAGCAGTATCTGTGACTTTGTAAGAAATCATAGTGCGAGTAGTTTTCTTGTCATTAACAATGTCAATCACAGTTTCAGAATTTACAGAACCGTTGATGCGTTTTGCAAAGTTGTTCATGGCAATGGCATCCATCTGTTCTTCTGCTGCCTGTGCGTGAATCGATTCACCTGCACCGCAGGCATAGACCATGTCTTCTTTCCACCAGAACCAACCCTTGACGCCTTCTTGAGCGCAGTCTTGATACCAACTAGGTTGCGCATAGGTCTTGCGATCTGGGATATCTTTCATTGAAGAACACCCTGTAACGGCTGCTGCCAATAAGCCTACTAAAATTGCCTTTTTCATCGTTTGCCTTTCTGTGTGTGTAACGATAACAATAGTATAGCACCACAGCCGACCAAAGTCAACCGGGTGCCTTACCAATTTACTTGAAGAAGATCAGGGCCATTAGCACAGCCTGGACAATAAATCCAAATCCAATAGTGACAATGTTCAACATGTCTTTTTGGATTGTGGCTTTGACGAACAACAGAGTCAATCCTGTCCAAACCAACAACACCAAATCCACACCCGGTAGTTTATCGGTCAGTCCTGCCATCACTGCCAACATGCTAGGCACCGTGGCGGAGTGCAGAACAATAGCCGCAAGCCAACCAAATGTTTCTGCTGAGATCACAGAGATTTTGGTTTGAACAAAGGCTTTGACTTGATTGATGTCGATCATATTTTGATTCCTTTCTGTTTGTAAAAAATGTGCTGTCCGATTTGACCTATTTTGTCTAACGGCCATCTTGGGTTAACGTAGGTGGCATGATAATACAAAGCATCTTTGAGAATAGACAATCTAAATCCTTCCAAAAGAACTTTTTTAGCGACTTCATAGCTTTCATTGTATGCTTCCTTGTTGATTGGTCTGTTTCTATGTACCGAGTCACATGCCCATGAGAATTGACATACAACTTTTTCCATGAATACATTTTTTTGGTATACTACTCCGCAGACATCGTTGCCAAATTTTCCAGCGGCTACCCGATTCATAGTTACCTGCGCCACTGCTACTTTACCTTCGAAGGGCTCATACCCTGCTTCACGATAAATGTTGATGGCCAAACAGTCCAACTGTTTTTCACGTGTTTGTATTGAAACCACGTCCTTGCTGTAGGCACCATTCTGTTGTTTCAGCTGTTGAAACTTAGCAGTGGTCATGTTAGTAACTAACCATACCACAGCGATCACTCCTAATACATAGGATACTACTTTAAATGATTTTTCCATAAGTCCTCCTTTGACTTGGTGTAATCCAAAATACAGATTACATTACATAAAGGGAGTTAACTTCACGAGGCTCTGAAAGAACCCTACTTTCGTGTAGTTGTCTCCATTGGACGCACAATCTCATAACTTGTGTGCCTCTGGCGACCCTTGGCATCCCGAAAATACGGGTTTCTCATTGGCCAAGACCCGCGGAATCGTTTCTGCTTTTGACATACTTTGATTCAACTATCTTAGTTTCTTTGCGAAACGTTTAATATATATCATACTTTCTTTCTTTCAAGTTGTAAACCGGCGGTTATCGACGCATTTTGGAGATATCTACAGCTTCTTCATCACTAAACACCGGAACGGCATTGCTCTTGTGCATTGTGGCAATGCCTTTGACTTTGGTTCCTGTGTAGATTGGACTGGCTTTCAACACAGCGTTACCACCGGTATCTACACTTTTAATGTGTGCTGTGGTATTACGGCCTTCTGGAATTTTCAAACTGTATGAACTGCTCAAACTAGGAGCACTCAATCCACGAGTTCGTTTCTTTTCTTCGGCCTCTATGCCCCATTTTTTCTGCAATTCTTTCCAAGATTCATCCAATTCACGAGTTTTGCGGGCATGATCTGCAGAAGCAAATTTCTTCTTGCCTTTTTTCTTGCCTGTGGTTGACAGCCACGGACCTTCTAAATGCATGCTCAAAATAGAACTCCTAAAAATTTACTGTAGTCTTATTATAACGTCTTTGTCAGTGTTTGTCAATGCCAAAATAGGGGTCGTTTTTCAACCAGTTATAATAGATTTCAAATCCTTGATCTACATCCACTTTTGGATTAAATCCAAAATCATTTCGAGCCTTGGTAACATCTAGTGCTCCGCGACTAGGAAAGTCTGCATCTTTATCTCGAACTTCGATACTGCCGCGCCCTGCTAATTTAACAGCAAGCTCAGCAGCACTTAATAAAGTCTTGCTATGACTCTTTGTAATATTGTATGTGTTATTTGCTGCCTTGTCTGAAAGTGTGGCAGCAACAAATCCGTCAGCAGCGTCATCAACATAGGTAAAGTCTAAGGTTTCATTTCTGCCATTTACCTTAAGTGTTTCACCACGCATGGCAGTAAGCAAAAATTTCGAAATAACACGATCCTCCACATCTAATGGACCATATACTGCACTTGGTCTTAGAATGGTATGCTCGATACCATGTTTGCGTGTGTAATCTTTGACTAACCATTCACCGGCAAGTTTAAGAATACCGTATTGACCCTGAGGGCGGCACTCTGCATCTTCTGTGACATAATCTTCAAAGTCACCATAGACCATACTACTGCTAGCATAGGTAAATCTGCGAACACCGTGTTCTACTGCTTTTTCTAATAGCATTAATAGTCCAGTGCTCATTACTGTGCTTCCCCACGTAGGATTGGCATTGACTACTTTTTGTCTAGGAAATGATGCAAGATGGATAATTGCTTCAATGTTGTGTTTAGGTAATAGCCAATCAAACATACTACCTTCAAGAATATCATTCACATGAATCTCAGAATGTTTAATAAACTTTCTTCGTTCTATCATTAAATGATCAAGCTCTTCTTGAGGAATGATTCCATAGTTAGTCATAACATCATAGACAACCACAGTGTGTCCTTGATCCTCTAACTTTCTAACAATATTATGCCCAATGAGGCCCATACCACCGGTTACTAGAATATTCATTTTGTTTGATTAGAAATAGTTTTATACCCCTTGCCGGTAGGGTGTATGCGATCCGGGCTTAGATCGTGGGTGCGAGTTTCGATAACACGATCATGATACTTGTTGGCCACAGCCCAAACTGCCTTGCGTTTTTCTTCTTTGATAGCCGGCAAGATCCAATAAACACGATCTGCTTGAACCAATTGACGCAGGGTGTCCAATTCTTCAAAGGTGTTTATCTTTTCAGTATCGTTTGATCCTAGGCTGATAATAACGTGTTTGGCCTGTGTATCACCTTTGGTGTGTAACAGATACCGGTTCACATAGTCATAGCTGTTGATACCACTCTTGGCATGAGTAACACATTCGGTACGAACCTGTCCCACACCTACTGCAAGGCTGTCGCCTAGAATCAAACATTCCAACATAAGTTTTCCAAAAATGTTAATCATAAAATATATTATAACATACTTAATACATATGTCAAGAGAAAGCCCACCGAAGTGGGCTATTCTGTTAGTTTACAAGGTATAACTATCCCAGACTGTTATTTTTAACATCCATGGTCATTTGTTTAACCAATCGATATATCATTTCCTTGTGATACTCTGTGGCAAGATAGTCGCCTTGGCTTTCACCCGACTCGTATCCGTACTTGTATGCCGGAGTATCGATATACTGATTGCGTTCATCCATGCTGTTTAGTATTTCTCGTATTTTAGATGATTCTGGTTTTTTCTCTTTTATTGCTTTTGTCATTGTTATTCTCCAAATCTATCTATGCGATAGGTAGCTGCTAATGCCGCAGTCAGCTGTCGGTTATGTTCCATGGCTGCTTGATAGCCATCTTCAAAACCTTGTTTCCAAAGCGGGTTAGACATCATTTCTTCATCCGTTTCGTTAATTTCTTTTAACATCTCGCGTAGTGATTTCCCTTTGCCGGGCCGGCCTGGTCCAAATTGTGTCATATTGTCTCCTTAAACTGTTTCTGGTAATTTGCCGCCGATAGCAACAAATTTATTTTCTAAATCAAAAATGTCAACAGTATCGGAACCAATTACTTTATCATCTTGCTTTTTTTGTTTTATTATCGAACGCGACACATCTTCTGAAACTTGTAGTTCTCGTGCAAAAATATAAGTATCTAAGAAATCACTATTGGTGCTTACACCAAACTCGTCAAAAGTCATTTTTTCTTGTGCAATGCGACTTCTGCAGATCATTACCCACAATAAAGAATTTTTTAGAACTTCAGTTTTAGACATTTGTTTAGCTGTTTCAAAATATAGTTCAGGATCTGGGAGTTTAGAAACAGCTTGGGTTGCAATCTTTTCAATACTTTTATAATTAGGATTATAGATAAGAAGATCTCTGCCGTTATCCCCACCTTTTTCAATTAACCAGCCAAAATTATCTTTAATTTGATAAGTTTTAATTTCGTCGTCTGTGGCTTCTCGATATTGAGGAATATCAGGCTGTGTAAACTGAGGATTTTTAAAGTTCTTTTGAACAGCCCTTTTTACTCCGGAGCCGGGTTGCGCGGGGTGATTGTTCCCTTGTCCTTGTGTTCTTTTAGAAACAATCCCTTGATTAATAGAAGGTTTTCCAAGTAAGGGACGATCAAGATCCATATATTTTGAAAACATATCTCTTAAAACTTCGTCAAGATCCGTTTTAAAATCTTTCTTAGTTTCTTTAGCTTTTTCTTTGTACCACTCAGGCATGTTTGCTTGAATCATACGAAGATTCTCGTCACTGTCAAACGCTAATTCTCCAGTTTCTTTTTGCAAGGTCACACGGTACTTGTCTGTAATTACAGCACGATCTGGCAATTCTACAAAAATACGGAAATGACTAAATTTATCTTGTATCCCTAATCTAAAGGCAATAGTTTTCCAATTTCGGTGAGTATTAACCTGGGTATCGTATATTTCGTCTCGCCACACAAATCCACTAAATGCAGTAGTCCAACTTGGACCATTTAAAAAATTATTAGACGCAGGATCGTCCGATCTTTCATATCCAGCTCCGATCGGAGCATCGTAGAAGTAATGTATCTTAATACCATCTACAGTTTCTACAGTTTCTAATCGAGGATCCTCGCCTCCAAACACAGATGCTCGTTTTGGATTTTGTTGTGCCTTTTCAAAAGCTTCAAGAAATGTTATAAAAGTGCTAGTTGCACCTTTATCTCCCGATTCATTGTTAGCACTTGGGTCAATTTTGATTTTAATATTATCAGGTAGTCTAAAATATCGTTTACATAGATTTTCTTTAATGTGTCCTGCATTGACTTTTTTACGTTCTTCACCGTCAGGACCAAATCCAAAAGTGTTCAAATAAGTATCTTGATTTACCTCTCGACCTAAAATAATAACTTCTGTAAAATCTTGACTAAGGTCGTAATTTCGATCGTTAGAGTTTTCGTTTATCCAATCTGTACATTCTAAAATCGGATATCCCTGACCATCTTCGGAGTAGGCAACGATATTAAAATCAATACCATTAGTGTACTCTTTGCCTAACCAAGCAAAGTGTCCCTTTCCCTCTTTATATGTGATAATTAGTAAATCACTCCAGTTAAGCACTGAAGTTTTAATACCGACACCGTAATTTGCATTAAGGCTGGCGGTTTTTCCGCTGCCGCCAAGTTTAAGTGCTTTTACCAGTTCAGTAGCTGTCATTCCACCTAGGTTAAGCACTGATAATTTATTTTTAAACTTATCTAACCCACCTTGATCTATTAATCCGTTAAGATGGAGTTTCCTTATCTTAATTTCTGCCGATTTGATATTTTTGTTGGAAATATAACTTTTGGTAGCTTCGAGAGCATTTTGAACTGCTTCACGGTACCACATCCACTCTGGATGATCTTTCACTAATAGACTGGTTATAACACCAGAATTGTCTACGCCAATTGTATAACTCATTTTAATTTTCCTTGTTTAAGTTTCTTGTACTCTGTTACGCATTGAACTGAGATTAACAAGTATGTTATTATACCTATTGATCTAATCTTAGACGCAACAAGTATAATATAACATAGTATACAACAAACTCCAACATAAATACAAGAGTGAGATTTACCAAAATATCGAATATTTTGTTCAAAATAAAAGGCACCTAGTGCCTTTGCCAAACTTAATTGGATTAGTCTAACCATTTTGCCTCGCAAGGCTCACCCCTAAGGTTCTTTACTGGTTTGCATATAGTCGTATACTCGCTATGCGAGCAAATTACTTAGTCTATTTAGGGTATGAAGTTACTGGTTACGGATTCCAGCGATACCTTTTATCTTGTATCCGATTTTAATTCCAATATCTAGATGAATCTAATCGATCCCAGTAGGCTTTGTTATTGCGATTAACGAAGTTCTTGATTAGGTATTTGGCCATGCCCAAGTATCCCATCTTCTTAAATCTGCGACTGTCTTGTCCAAAGTGATGACGTATAATTCTAAACTTCTTAGGGCTGTATTTGCGAGACAAGAAGAAATCTTCACTTGTTGAAAACTGTTCAGGGAAGCCGCCATATTCTTCAAAGCGATCTCTGCGTGTCAGCATGAACGCTCCTACAGCAAAAGGACTAAAGTATTTCAATGCATGATTGATTAGATTAAATGCCGTGAATCCAATCTTTGCTCGTAGGTCCTTGTCATAGCACTTGATGTTTAGACCAATAAGATCTAGGTTCTTGCTTTCTATTAGATCAACAGCATCTCGTATCACAGTATCTTTAAAGAAACGAACGTCAGCATCGATGAACAATATGTAAGGTGTAGTTACCAAACGTGCTCCATTGTTCTTAGCAACAGATACTGGACCACCGTCGATGACTTCAACATTCAGTTCGTCCTTCATTATTTCTATAACTTCTCGAGTGCGATCTGTAGAACAATCAGCAATAATAATTTTAGTATCGCCTATCGATTGCTGACGTAGGTGCATTAATAAATGTGCAATATAGTTTTCCTCATTTTTGCAAGGAACCACAATGGTAATTTTTTCACTAAGTTTCATTTCTTTACACACTTCCCTTCAATTTTAAATTGACTAAACTTCAACCAATAGGTCATAGATTGTAAACTTTGTTCACAGGCTGTTTGATTCTGGAACATCAATTCTATTCGTCCTGGTATGTCTTGCGGATTGTTTGTGTGTACCGCTATTAATATCATTATCCACATTGTCGCTCTCCTTGGTCCAAGTTACGACTTCCCAACGACCATCATGGTGCTCTACAAGTGCTGTGCATGATTCAACCCAGTCGCCGTCGTTCATATAGATAACGCCGTCGATTTCTTTAATTTCTGCATGGTGTATATGCCCACAGATAACACCATCGAACCCACGTTTTCTGCAATAGGCTACTAGATTCTTTTCAAACTGGAATATAAAGTCTACGGCCTTTTTAACACGGGCTTTGAGATACTTGCTCAGGCTCCAATAGCCAAAACCCATGCGGTGACGTAGCCAATTGAACTTGCTGTTGGCAGACAGGATAAAGTCATAGGCCTTGTCGCCAAGAAATGCCAGCCAAGGTGCCAGACGGGTAATACCGTCAAACAAATCCCCGTGTGTGACTAGATAGTGTTTGGTGTCAACACCTATGTGCTCTATTTGATTTACGATTTCAATGTTGCCAAAGTTAATACCATAGGGCATTAAGGGGCGGAGAAATTCATCGTGATTGCCTGCTACGTAGATTACTCTGGTGCCACGTTTGGCATGTCCGAGTATACGTCTTACAACGTTGGTATGACTCTGCTTCCAACGCCATTTGTTTTGTTGTATGCGCCACACATCTAATATATCCCCAACGAGATAAAGTGTTTCGCAGGTATTGTGTTTGAGGAAGTTGTTGAGCTTGTCTGCTTGACAATCCCTAGTCCCTAAATGTACATCAGATATAAAAATAGAGCGATAAGTTTTGGCTGTCATAGCCATATTTATCGCTCTAAGGTGTGTGTAATGTTACAGTTGTGTTAAATCTGTACCAAGGTCTATTTATTAACTGTTTAACACTTTTGCCACCGAATTCATTACACTGGCGATACGTCCAATGTCACGAAGTTGTTCTACTGTATAGCCTTCTGCCTTGAGTGTTTCGTAATGTGCCTTAACACAGAAGTGACACTTGCCCACAATGCTTGCTGCCAAACTGAATGCTTCAAAATTGGCCTTGGTTGTGCCGCCATGGCTGGCAATAGCGTTCATGCGTAACTGAGCCGGCAAGCCTTTGAGTGCAGGATCTTCGGCCATTTCAACATAGGGATACCATACATTGTTTTGTGCCATAATGCTGGCAGCAGTCATTGCGGCATCTGCGTGAACAGGAGCATCAGCCAACATAACAGCCAACACCTTTCCGTTGCCAGTTGCAGCCAATGCAGCCACAGCACAGCCCATGGCCACATCAGCATCCAATGTGCTACGCAAAAGAACAGCGTCAAGATTTAACTTAGTGTCCTTAGCATAGTCGGGCAATGCACCCTTTACTGTTTCAATAAAACTCATTTTAATATTTTCCTGATGCTAATACGATTTGACAAATATGTTCTAATCGTTCAATGTGTTCAAATGCTCTCCACGGGCTTGTATCAATTGCAACTACTCCGTGTCCTTTAATACCTACAATGTCAAAACCAATTGTACCATCTTTACGAAGCCACAGATTTTCGTGACAACGATCAGCAAGTTCTTGACTGATAGGAGGCACATCTCCCACGTTCTTTGCTACCTTAGTATAACGGTTTAGTTCTGGGAACTCTTCACTAATAGTGCTTAGATCAATCCCGGCATGCATGGCCGCAATACAATATGTAGGATGTAAATGAACAACTACTCTGACTTCATTGCTGTGTTGACCCATCTTCTTTTGTAAACCAAAGTGTAGAGGAATCTCGCCGCTGGGTTTTAGTTTTTCACTAATGTCAGTGTAAGGTAGTTCATGCCAGGTATAACGATCAACAGGTTGATACATAATACCAATCTTCTTGAACTGATCAGGTTGCATAGTCTGCTTACGGACGCCGCTGGGTGTGATGTAGAAATGATCACGGTCGTGATGACGAATGCTGACATTGCCATCACGACTGGTAATCCAGTTGCGTCTATATGCTTCAACTAATGTATCGCAGATAGTTTCTAACATTACTTGTTTCCGATACCGAAGTATTTTTGCAACACTTCTAGCTTATCTTCATACTCTGCAATATGCGCAATTTCAGTTTCTACAGCACCCATCCAGTCAGTGTGATCGTGTATTGCCATAGGATTATTCAACATGACTTCTACATTCATCTTGTGTTTGATAATCTGTGCTGTAAAGTTTGCTTCTAATGCTTTAAGTAATTGTTCTTTCATTTATGCTCCTTGATAAAAGTTTAAGTTATCATCTTCAGCGAGCTCTGGAGTGTTCCAAACATTACGATTGTTCCATTCACGAATACGATCCAATCGTTCTTGTTCTGTCATTTCATAACATCTAGGATTACGATCAGGCTGTCGCAGTGTGTCAATGCCTCGTTGAAGTTTAAACATTACAGAGTCTCGCCGCCAACTGTGCGGTTACATGCACAGAGTTCACCAGTTTGTAACGCATCCAATACACGAAGTGTTTCTTCTGGGCTACGACCAACGTTCAAGTTGTTAACAGTAACGTGCTGGATTTCGTTGTTAGGGTCAACGATGAATGTTGCACGAAGTGCAGCACCTGCTGGAGCATAGAATACTCCCAACTGTTCAATCAAACTCAACTCGCCACGCTGTGTGTCAGCGAACTGTGTGTGAGTGATCTTCTTCAAATCAGCGTGTGCGTTCTGCCAGCTAACTTTACAGAACTCGTTGTCTGTGCTACCTGTTAGCAATACAGCATCGCGATCGGCGAAGTCACCTGCTAATTTGTCGTAGGCTACGATTTCTGTAGGGCATACAAATGTAAAGTCCTTTGGATAGTAAACGATCACTTTCCACTTACCTGGGAAACTCTCATCTGTGATGTCAAAGAACGCATCTTCTGGTTGTCCTGGCTTAACACCTGTGACTGTAAATGGGGCTAATTTATCGCCAACTGTTTTCATATCTTCTCCTTGTGTGTGTTGAAAACTAACTCTTCAGTGTTTATACTGATATACTATTATAATAGTATTTAACTTGGAAATCAACCTTTTTAATAGATTCGTCCAATAATTATTTCAATGACGATTATAGGAAAAATTAATATCAAAAAGAAACCCGCCGAAGCGGGTTCTGCTATTTTTGATTACAAGGTATAACTACCTCGGACCGCTGTTTTTTAGGCAGCTAGAGCAAATCTGCTTTCATTAGCAGCACCGCGAACGGTGTTACCAGTGAAGCTCATTGCGCTGAAGTCAAATGTATTTGCGTTTGCATTTACGTGTTTTGCTTGATTTACAGTCATCGCCTACTGTGTTGCCTTCTCCACTATCTCACCCTGTCGAAACCTTGACTGGCCCATCAGAAGCATACTTGGAAGATTTATTTACCGCTGACTATTACTCTTCCCCAGCGTCACTTTAGTATGCTTCTGGTGGACCAGGTGGGAGTCGAACCCACGTCCAGAATGCCTTCACTTTGAAGGGATTACAACAATTCCTTAAGCAGGCTGAATATTGCTGGCCTGCTGGCCTTTCTGCCCCTGAGTCACTTCAAACCTTACACTTTGTCCTTCTTGTAGGCTCTTGAAGCCACTCGAATTAATCTGTGAAAAGTGAGCAAATAAGTCTGCGCCACCATCGTCCGGAGTAATGAATCCAAAACCTTTGGCGTCGTTAAACCATTTTACTTTTCCTGTTACCATTTTACTTTTTTCCTTGTGTTAAAAATGTTTATCTGTGTGTGTGATTAAAATTGATTGTTAAACCAACCAACTTTTTTACCTTCTGCAATGCGTTTTTCATATGCTTCTACACTTCCGGGCCATCTCCAGGCCCAAATTGCCACCAAGCACATAAAGGCTGCTGTATATAGTATACCACGAGTAGGCACATTTGTCAACCACATGATTATCAAACTGCTGCTCATCATGGCCAACATAAAGTATTTCATCTTGGTTGGGAATACCCTGCGCTCATTCCAATTAGTCAAGAATGGGCCGAATATTTTGTGGTTGTATAACCAGGCATGCATGGTAGGCGACCCTTTGGCAAAACAGTATGCGGCAAACACCACAAATATACTGTAGGGTATGCCGGGAGTGATTAATCCAATATAGGCCATGCCTAGGCTAAGAAACCCTAGTATTTTCCAAAATAATTTTTTCATATTATGCTGCCACCACTCTGTTAGATATTGCACCAACAATAATATCGGAGTGTAAATTTGGTGTAAATTTTCCGCCTGCTGCACCATTCAGTGTTGCTAATTTATTTTGAGACGGTGTTTTCTTGCCTCCATTCGGCAATCCCGGAATTGCATAACTCACGTGTATCCACACAGTCTTGTTTGGTAGATATTCCAACAGCAGTTGATCGTAGGGAATGTTTTTACTAATCCATACAGCAATATCAAAATAATCGTGTGCGCCCACTCCTCTAAACTGTAGGTCCATGGCCTGACCGGTGCCGTGTTGGCTTTTAGGATCGTTGTGTCTAAAACTATTGGTTATGGTTGCGTTTGGATATTTGGCCTTGACAGGTTCCCAAACATTTAATGCCAGTGCCGCTAGATTATTGACCACCGCACTTGGGCCGCTGACTGAAGGTGCGCATTGTGCTAGTTGAGGAATGGTTCTAGGAAAGGTAACTGCCTTTATCATTGTACCTAGTGTGGTGCCGTTGGGTGTTAGAACAGTAGCAAAACTTATGTCGCCAGTAACTGCCGCAGCGTCCCGCCCTTGAACCGGCGCACCAGGACCTACACCATCTGTTTTAGGAGTCGGAGTTGTAGTAATAATCTTGTATTCTTCAGCAGTAATTCTACCTTCTGCGAGAAATTGATCAGCTTGAGCTTTGCCCGCGGTATTATCGTCATCACCTTCTACGTTCTGCACAGCTGCTGTCACAGTGACCTTGGGCACAGTGGTAGCTGTGAATGTTCCCGGTGTTGTGGCTGCATCATACAGAGCAATTTCAACACCATTGGCAAAAACATTAAAGGGATTATATAGGGGTTCTTGACGACTTAGTGTTCCGGCTGCATGATTATGCGGTACAAGAAAATGTCCACCAACACTACTAGATCCCGCGCCGGGGGTGGTCGACTGTGTGGTAGGAGTAGTTGCCATACACTATTTAAGCCAATGCAATACCAGTGGTCTGCTGTATGAACTGATCAGCAAACTGTTTGTCTGTGGCTTCTGCCACTGCCACCACAGCTTTGGCTATTCTGATTTCTTTGCTGGGATCTACAGTAAACAGATAGGGCATTAACGCTGGACCTTTTGGACTCATGGCAATCACCATAGGATGAGCTAGTTTGTAGTGCATGATTTGATCATCAACCAGCTTTGCTACCAACTCTTCTCCACTGGTTAGTTTCACTGTGATCACTTCACCTACTGTTACGCCTTTGTCAATTAACATTCTATTTTTCCTAGTTTAATATCCGCTACCGTTAAATCCGGTTTCGTCGATGTATTTTCTTAATTCTGTAAATCCACCAATGGATGTTCCGTTGATGATAATTTGTGGCACTGTTCTAGCATTCGGAACAGCTTCTAATAATTCTTCTCGAGTGTATCCATCTCCGATTTTACGTTCTTCAAATTTAATACCTTGTTGTTTCAATAATGCCTTGGCCTGATCACAATAGGGACAATTATACTTGCTCCATATAATAACTGGGTTCATTTTGTTTCCTTTATTAACCTGTGTATACAATACCGCCGTTCTTGTCTGTGACTCTGACCAGCAGCATGCCTTTGTTTTTATAACTCAGTGCTGCTGCTATGGCCGCCTGCTCATTGCCATAGTGTCCTATGGTAGTCCAAGATTCGTAGGGATTGCTTCTTTTGAACTGTGCTTTATACATGATTTATTATATAGCCGGAAGAGCGTCATAGTCAAGATTTTCGCTCATTATACCTATGACATAATTGGTGCTTTCGCTTTCTTGCAGAGCCGTTTGCTTTTTGCTGGTATCAACGTGTTTGTTAAACCAAGGAATTGGAGTTGATCTTGGAGCAGCTTGTTGATATTTAATTCCGATTTCTTTAAGTGCGCTGACTGCTGTGTAATCCACAAAGTCTTTGAGAATGTTGGCATTCAAACCAATCACTGGTCCTTTGTTAAACAAATAGTCAGCCCAGGCTTTTTCTTCACGGATGACATCTAGATACAGTGCATATACTTCTGCTTCGCATTCTTGCTTGGCTTCTGCAAAGCGGCTGTCTTCTTTGACCACTTGATTGATAAGAAAGGCAGTCCAACCTTTGTGTAGAAGTTCATCTTGTAGGATTAGGCTGATAATGTTTCCATTGCCAATAAAGATCTTATTCTCTACCATGGCCAAGCTGGTAGCGAAAGATACCATAAAGCGGAATGCTTCTAGTGCATAGCTGGCATGTAGTGCCATCCAAATTGCTCGGATATATTCTTTCTCTGGAATGTTTTCACCCATTTGTTTACGGCAGTTGACCATGTGCAGTGCTTCATAGTAGTTGCCAACACTTGATGCCATGTCTACAATTTCTTTGGTATCATGAATAGTATTGAACACATCCTTGGGCACATTGTAGATGTTACGGATGATGTGACTATAGCTCTTGCTGTGAATGTTGGTTTCAAAGAATGTCCAGTTATAGACCAGTGCTTCTAATTCTGGCAAACTGATAACAGGCATGAATATTTGGCTTGGACCACGTCCTTGCAAACTGTCAAGAGCAGTTTGACGTAGCAAGTTGCTGGTAAAAATATGCTTGACTGCATCTGAGGCTTCTTTGAAATCATTTGAATCTTTGGTAAGACTGATCTCTTCTGGCTGCCAAAAGAAACCACGTGCTGTGGCTTCAAAGTCGGCAATCTTTTTGTATTTGACTTCTTCAAAGCGTTGTATGGTTACCGGGCCAGCTGGGTCCAGAAACATTTTACGATTAAGGTAGTCTGTCTTTGTGTTTAGGTTGTATTGTTGTTTACTCATTTGTTGTGTCGTATGTTTGTTGAAAGATATCTTTCTTTACTGCGCCGTAGTCGCCCTCGCCATGACGTACAATGTAATCGTTGCCTTTGGTATAGTTTAGATCACCCCATGATGTGCGTAGCACACCATCATGATCTGCAAGTTTCGCTATCTTGGGGATCTTCTTAGGTGTAGCGATACCGTTTCCTTGATCGTCTTTGAGATTTTCAAACTTCTCTGGAGTAATAGGATATTTCTCACCTTTTGGACCTGTCATGATATAATGCCCTGCTTCATATCGAACTGGCCCTTCTAGGGTATCGACTGTTCCGGGTTCTTGGGCGATTTCATACTTTTCTTCAGCTGGTTTTTTAAAAGTTTTAAA